AAGCGTAGCTGGGTCTGATATAACCTCCCAATTAGCTGTAACCAAAAGATCAGCTGCTGTTGATGTTACATTTGATCCTACCTTTGATCTGTAAACCACTCCTGCATTGTAAACAGCATCATAAATTGCATATGTTGCGGCTGTCCATACCGGAATAGAAACAATCAAAAAACGATACCAGCCGTCTACGGTCAGCGTCACATTAAACTGAGTAAGTGATGCTGAAATAGGGCTTGTATTGTTACCAGTAACGGTTAATGTTGTATCAACAGTACTGTCAGAGCTCATCTTCTGTCCCTTTGCATAAAGAGCAGTTGATGTACGAACAGGAGTTGTATAAGTAGTATTGTCTTTTAATACCGCAGTTGTTCTGTCTGCCGTGATTGAATCAATTACAAATTCTAGTGTATTCGCCATTATTGTTTATTTAATCAGGTTGAAAAGTGTGTCTACTCCGATTACCTGCTTTAGTGTCAACCATACCATTATAGTACTGGCTGTTACTTTCCATGTCACAGCAAATACTTTGCTTACTGTGTTTTCTTTGATCTCTTTAGTGTCGCTGTCTTCCTCCAATTCGTATACTCTCTTCTCAAGCTCATTCAGTCTTTCAATAAGACCTTTATTTAGATTATGCTCGTCTCCGTAGAGTCCACGGGAAATCTTCTGTATTTCTACATCAAGATTATGATTGAATTCCTTTTGCGAGTTCTCAAACTCTTCCAGCTTGTTGTACAGGCCGTCTACTTTAATTTCCAACGCTGCTATTTTAATTTCTTGCGGTTCCATCTTTAGTGTTTTTGCAAGAGCCTTGTTCGTTAGAAATTCCTATAAGTAGGGGTTTCCCCCCACTTTTAGGAACGCTTATTATTCAGCCTTCTTAGGTCTGCCTACTTTTCTAGGTACACCTTTGAAGTCTATCTTTTCTTTCAAAGCAGAGAACATTGCCGGATCATTCATCAGTTTAGATACAGCTGCATTCTCGTCAGCACCTATCACGGTTTCTTCCCACATGATAATTGTGCCTTTAACGCTGAGGATTGAATCTGCAATCGCTTTGCGAATCACAGCCCTAACCTCACGGTCTCCAGAGTTCAGAACAGCCCAGTAGTCTGCCGGATGCTTGCCTGCCCAGTCTACAACCCTTACCTTCATTTGAAGGTTATTAGGATCATCCTTGCTGGCAAAGATTCCGATGTGTGCTGCTACTTCCGCAAGAACAGTAAGCTCAAGCGAAAGAGCGTTAGCCTGTGCAAGAATCCTGACCTGATCTGCCTCCAATGCAACCTCTGCATCTTTAGCTGTATTCATTTCTCTGTATAGAATGTTAGTCTGAGTACCATCGGGAGAATAACTTCCGTTTGGTGATCCCTCACACTCTGGTGCATTCCTCAGAAAATCATACTGAGTGATACCGTTTATATCACGCTCTCCTTCACGAACAACAAATCTTCTATGAGATTCGCTCCATGTGAAATATTTACCTTTGTCTCGTCCTCGGTCATCTCTTGATGTCACATATCGTATTGTTGCACCCGGAGATCCAAAAGCACCTGCATAATCTACATAAGTGCTCATGGAGTGAGTACCACCACGATTGATTTTCTCAAGACCTATACCTGTAAGAACGAAATAGGTTAAATTATTACTGTTAAATGGTTTTTTCATAATGTTTAAAGTTTTAATAAAACCACGAGGGCCGAAGCCCCCGTGGTATTAATTATTAAGAGTTTGCGTAGATCAAACCAAGTTTGTTTGGCTGATAGCAAACAGGCATGAATTCAGTGAGCAGTTCGCCCTGAAGTCCGTCAAAAGCATTGCTTACTTCCATTTGAGGAGAAGCCATACCAGTTACAAACTTCTGGATCATCTTAGCACCTGAACGGTACTTCATCTGAATGTTGCGACCTGCACCGGGGATGTTCTGGAAATCAAGCACAAGTGCAAGGTTTTCAAAATCACGAGCATCTGCGCCCGGAGCTACTGTAGGAACGATAGCTGTATCGCTGAACAATTCGTAGTAAGCAAAGTGTACACGCTTACCTGCAATCTCGTAAGACTGGAAGTTCAGACCTGCAAGTTCTGCTGGCTTCTCTGAATTAGGAATAGCACGGTAACGATCAGCAAGAGCGTTCTGAGTATCAAACAGAATCTTACGACCGCAAAGAGCGATCAGATCGTTAGAACCATTCTGGTTGTAGAGACCCTGAAGCAGTTGCTGCCAATCAGACTCTTGTACACCTACAGAAGAAGCAAAGGTTACAGATTGACCTGAACCTGCTGCGTACTCCATAAGACCACGAGTCTGGTTAACACCCTGAAGAGAAGTGCTCTTGAAACGCTTTCCGAAGAGAGCGAGAGCTTCAACATCACGCATGAATTCTTTCTGCTCAAAATCTTCGTTCTTATACTGCCAAGTCTTGTCATCAATCCAAGTCTTCTGTGCCATAGCATCACGGGTTACTTTGAAACCACGACGCAGGATAGAAGTTACATTGTAATCAGCAGTAGGTAGGTAAGTACGGAAACCGCCTGATCCAGCAGAACCTTCTGCAAAACCAGTAGCGATATGACCAATAACTGAACCTGACGCAGGTAGCAGAGTTGTGCTCCAGTTACCACCTACAGAACGAACAACATCAATGGTTTGGAAACCACCTGATACACTAACCGCTGTTACACGACCAGTTTCACCTGAGTTACCAACACGAATAACATCACCTACGAGGAAGTAACCTTCGTCACCAGCCGCGTCAGCAATGTCAAGAAGCAGAGTTGCAGTAGCAGTAGTACCGTTAGTAACAGTAGTTACAGATGCACTACGACGAGTACGATCCTGAACATTCCAAGAATGAGTGTTAGAGAAAAGTTCGCCAGCTCCGCCAGCAATCTTGTCTGTCAAAGACAGAAGATAGTACTGAGGAAACTTAACGATAAGGGCAGGGAGAATGTCTGGTTTCTCAAGACCTGCGTTGAAAATGTGACCTTCAAGAAGGCCAGTTGTACCCCTTGACAACGATCCAGTTCCTGTAATCGTTGAGGGGGTGTTTGTACCGGGAATAATAGCCATTTTTTAGAGTTTTTTAGGGTTTAATTCTTTTTTATAATCTACCCTGTCCTCTAAACTGTTCGTGATACTTAGCGAGCCTCTCCTGTGGAGTAAGCGGCTTGTCACCTGTCAGTTCTGGACGGGCAGGGACTGCCGGAGTTTCAATTGCAGCATTCGTGTTCTTGGCAAGAAGTTCACGAGCTTTTTCTACTTGACCTTGCTTGTATCTAAATTCGCTGATGTTTCCAACAAGTTCAGCCGCAGCTATAGTGCGAGCTAGTTTATCTGTATCAAGTCTGTTTAATACTGATTCATCAATATTACCAAGATGTTTCTTAATCAAATTGCGAGAAGAGATTCCTGAGTAGATATATTCAGTATGCCGTGGTTCAAAACTCACACCATACCGATCTTTAGGAAAGAACTTACTCACATTCTTGGTGGATTCAGCTAACTTAGAATCAAACTGTTGTTTGACCTGTTGTGCTTGATTATAAATCTCAGTCTTTCGTGCATTCTGCTCGGCAGTCTTCTGACGGATAAGGTCATTTCCTCTCATAACTTTCTCGGCTTCCGGGAAAGCATCAAGGTCTGCATCAAGCTTTTCGTAATCAACTGTGCCATCTGGCTTTTGATAACGATGCTTCAGCTGAGCTTCATATTCATACTCAAACACTTGAACAGGGTCAAGTTTGGAGTAGTCAGTTGAAAATCCCATTAAAGTATACCAGTCTGCGCCTTGCTTAGCAGCTTCCACCGCTTGTTTCAAGACTTCGGGAACACCGTCAAGAGGTATTTCTATCTCCTTCTTGTATTTATCCCGTTCTGTTCTTAACTCAGATACTTTTGCAATCAATTCACTCTCATCTTTCAAGTCACCGAAATCCAAGGCACTGCCTATCTTTTTCAGCAACTCAACAGGAGGTTGTGTTGATTCCTCAGTCGTTGAGTCAGGTTCACCGAAGTTGAACTCTGGTTCTTTCAGTTCTTCGGTGGGTTCCGCTTCCTTCGGACTCTCCTCAGCCGCAGACACCGTCTTTTCAGCTTTGGGCTCCTCCGTAGGAGTTGGATTTATCTTTTCAGCCAATTTATCCACTTGCGTGGGTTCGGCTTGTTCTTCTTGTTTTGGTTTTAAATTATCAGCAACCTTTTTTAATTCCGAAGCGAAGGGGTGAAATTCCTTTTCTTGGAAGTTTTGCTCTTCATTCATAAATTATCGTTTAATTAAATAATATATTAATAGTCAACAAAAACCGTGCCAATTAACCTTGAGGTCTACCCATAGCGTCTATTTTCTTCTCATTTAAGCGTACACGACCCTGAGCAAGCGTTCTTTGAAGAGAACCTTCGTTTTTAGCCTGCTGGAGCATCATGTTACCCTCAATCTCTTTATCCTTATTGGCCGCCTGCATCTGCATTTGCTGTTGCTGCATTTGCTGTTGCATCATCATCTGCTGTTGTTGATTCTGAATCTCTACAGCTTTACGCAGATAGCGTTTCTTCTGGAATTTACGAATAGCCACTTTTGTATCGGGTTCTAGCATAATCTGCAATGCATCATCAATAAATGACGGATCAGTCTGAAGAACAATGTTAATCATTGCTTCAAGTTTCTGTCTGTCAACTACTTGAGGAGCCTGAGACTCTACTACAAGGTATGTATCTAAATCTATATCAATATTATTTTTAAGGAAGTCAATTCCTGTATCGCCAATGATAGGTGCGAATACTTCTTTACCAGCCCATGATATTTTAATTAACTTGGCTTGGTAGTTTAGAATCCGTGAGCAAAAACGCTCAAATCCTGTAAACAATGGTAATGTTACAAGACTAGATTGGAATACTGCCGCTTGAGTTACAGAAGCCCCTTGTGACGCTCCTTGAATCATACCCTGTCTTTCAGGACTTACTCCTGAAATAGCAGCCATCTCATTATCAATATATTGCATGATTTGCAAATACTGAGAAACAGACGCACTAAGTGACAGGTCAAACTCCCGGAACAGGTTCATATTGCCCGGCATCAACTGTGATTCTTTTGAGTTGATGTAAGCAATACCATGTACCTTTAGGTACTTCATCGCCATCTCCGGAGTCCAGTTTGGAGGCAGCATGGCCAAGTCATATACAAATCCTCTACCACCAGCACGGGACATGGCGTTTTGGATGTTATACATCGTTATGTCTTTAAGCAGCTGAAGACCAACGAGTTGTTCTGTCTTGGACACACCTCGCCCCACCCCAAAGTTGGGAATCCATCCCTTATAAGGACATTCTGACTTTTCTAGGTCCGTCAGATCTCTGCCTTGATTTGGAACTTCTCCCCACTCCCGTACAATATCACCACCGATAACTGTAGCTTGTCTCCACAGTTCTTTCTTCTTAGAAATAATCTTTCCTTTGTCTCGGTTACGAATCTTTTCTACTTCCTGAAGATGCACAGAGCCATTCTTGGTATTAGTGTCTTCTTTGTAGTTAGTAGTCTTGTAGTCCTTCCATACAGCATGGATTACAAGCACTCTTGTCTGATCGTTAATGTTATTGAACCACTGGAGGCGGTTGTCAGAGATGTATGCGAATCGGTCAGCGTTAGAGCCGCTCATCCTGTAATCAGTATAAGCTGCCTTAGACTGCTCAATCTCTTCGGCTGTTAAGTTGTATTTCTCAATTGCTTCCGGAAGACTCATGTACTGAACTTCTCCGAAATAGTTAGCATCACTCAAATCATCTGTAATGCTATTGGTATCAAATATCATGCACAGAGGACTCACTCGCTTTGCACGAGGAACTCCTCTCCAAATTTCATTTCTTACAAAACAACGACCTACTGCTAGAATATCACGGAACAAAGCTTTACGCTCTTCGTTCCAGTCGTTGTATCTTGCACAGAACTTCAGTGCTCCTTCCATGATAACCTCGCACTTGTCTTTAAATGACAAATCAAAGTACTCATCAAGCTCTGCTTCTGAATTAGGAACATTAGACATATCCTCAAGAGGAATACCTGTCTGCTCCTGAACCATTTCTACAATCTCTGCGAGTCTGGTTCTAACTCTTAACTTTTCCTTCTCTTCAATCTTACGATAAACGGCTTCTTTATTAACCGCTTTTACTTTGATCTCGCTGCCTCTCTGTTCTAGCTCTCCTATCAACAAATCAATCTTTGTTTTCAGAGTATTTAAACTAAGCCAGAATGCAGGAAGATCTGATCCATCTTCTGCTTTTTGTAGGTGACTTGTTAATTCTCCGGAACTGCCTTCATCATAGAACTTGTAGCACTCCTCCATCAATCGGTATTGATGTGCCCACCCGTCGGTGATGCTATTACTGATAATAGCTTTAGCGTAATCTTCGTGGTACTTCTTGTCTCTTTTGTCCGTGGTTGGAAAATTCATTTGAATAATGCGCTTTTTGATCTTTGTACTGACGGTCCTTTAAAGACATTTTCGTTTACTACTCGGTATATTCTGTCCCCTTCTTTCTTATAACCATAATTTGGAACAGTTCTTTGAATTTCATTTGCAAACTGAACCACAGATTTATCTGCTTGTAGTACAATGAGATTCCATCCAAAAGCAATAGCCAAATCATCGTCTTCTCCTTTTCCTCCGAATACTTTAAATTGCTCTATAAGTCTTGTAGAAGGGATCCACTCGCAATGATTCTCCGTATAAGAATCAATTAATCCCATCATCTGGTTCTTCTTTTCAGCCGTCATCTTTGAGCCATAGGTGAGCTGAAACCCACCTTTAGCGTTATTTGCCGATTTTGGGCTAAACATCAGGAGGTGTGCGTAATTATTCTCAAGATAATCAAGCATTCTCCACCCTCCCTTGTTTAGCTCTATGTTGACCTTACAGTTGTTATACCACTGCAAAATCATCGCCAGTTGTTCGTAATATTCGTCCAACTGTTTGGGACGATCCTCGTATTCTATCACCATCTTAGAAGGTTCCATTCCGAAAGCCTTCTTCATAATAACGGTAGCCAGATTAGAGTTGTCCCTTGTCTTCTCAACATTATCATCTTCTGCCGGGTCACAGCTGGAGATGTAGCCATTAATGATAGGTTGCGGACGCTCGTAAACTATAAGTTTTCCATCTGGGTGGGGAACGAAATCCACGCCACCATCGGCTTTGCGTCTCATTGAACCTTTCTCTTTCTGAGGGGGTTCTTCTATCAATTTAGCATAGCGTTTCTCCAAGTTAATCCGGTGACCTACACCAGCTCCTGATACGCTGAGAAATGCATCCGCTTCGTTTAGCGGATATTTTTGTTTAAACTTATTATATATTACATCTGCTCCTGATTCTTTCTTGCGTCTAGTATAGATGATCCAGCGAATAGAATTCTCAAGATCGTCATTTCCAAACTCATCCATTATAAGAGCATTGTAGCCCCAAAATGCGAATCGTTCCAGATCGTAAATATTGTGTCTCTTCCAAAATTCAATAATTCCTTTACCCTGCTTGTCTACATCACCAACTGTACCGAAAATAACGGGAACGCCTACTCTTTGTGTTTCTCTCATCAAACAGTCCTCAGCGTTAGCCCATATTTCCATAAGCTGCTCAACCTCTCCTGATTCGTCCATTATTAACTTTCCGTACTGATTACCAGCATGGGAAGTGGGGGTGGGGGCTACAGAGATTATGGAAGACTGTGTGCCTATTCTGGTTTTATTACCAAATTGGTCTTTAACAATCTTTGAAAAATCCATTGCATCTCTGCGGTCGGTAGCCGTTGCTACTGGACGAAGGAAGTCAGGTACAGAACGGTGTATGTATTTTACCTTCTTAAACAGGTTTCTACTGTCGGTCTCTGTCTTGCTGTTCATTCCCACTTCAAAGTCCTTTTTAAAGGTACAATCGTGTAGAACATCTACAGCCGCTTTCCAACTCATTCCTACCTGCCTTCTTTTGATGCAAACTGCACCTTTACCGGGCCCTAGGTTTTCAAGGAACTTAAACCACTCAAGATCTGCTACTCGGAACTCAGGTCTAATCTTTCCTCTAGCCTTATCCTTGATCCAAACATGGTTATAATAGTAATAATACTTGCCGGGCATTCCATCGTAACCTTGAATACAGCGTCGGATTTCTTCCATCTCCCAGTCTACCCTATCTTTCTTATCGGTAGGTTTGAACTCAGGATATACTATGTGCTTGTACTTTTTAGTTACTTTGTCAAAAGATCTATAGTACTGATTTCCCTCTTGCTTGCTGATTCTATTAAGATGGTAGTTAACCTCAGACTCCAATTCAGGAATCCTGTCAGCTACAGGAATAATACCAATTAAATCTTCTTTTTCTGCCATAAATAGGTAAAACCCCCGGAAAAATCAATTTCCGGGGGCTAGTGGTTGATTACCAAACAATTAGGTGAGAACCCACTGTCCAGTTGTAGGAGCAGCATCCAATGCTGTTACAGCACTTGACCATGCGAAATCAGTATAAAATTGATTGTAGCTGCCATCTTTCAAGAATTGCAGTACTACCAATTTACTACTAGGACCAATAAAAAAACGAAGGTTTGAGCCTTCAAGATGCTGATCTTGAGCGGTGGCAAAGGTTACAACCTTATTCTGGTTAGTAACTACTTTTTCTACGGTGATTTTAATTTTCATCTGTTTTCAAAGGTTAAGGTTAGGTAAGAATCCACTGCAAACTGGTTGCGTTTTGAGCTGCATCCAGAGTAGTAATAGCAGTCGCATGGGCAAGATCAGTATAATACTGAATCGCAGAACCATTGTCCAACTGCTGATAAACTACCAGTTTATCGCTTGGGCCTTTGAAAAAACGAAGGTTGTCACCTTCAACATACTGGTCTTGAGCGGTGGCAAAGTTGATAACTTTACCTTCTCCCGTCACGACCTTTTCCACTGTGATTTTAACACGCATATGACTAAGGGTTTAATTTATATATGTTTTAACAAAAACCGTGCCATTATTTATAAACAGGGCTTGGACCTAGATAAACATGGAAGTTAAAGGTGTTCTTGTGCATATTTTTAAGCTTATACTTCTTGATGTACTTCTCTACAATTTCATGCATTTTAGCCTCTTCTATCCTATATTTCTTAAAAGGAATTACTTTCTTTCCATCCTTATTTGTATTGGCTTTGCTTAATAACACATACCAGTCTGCTTTTGGTTCCGCATTCCAGTATATTTCAGCAAAGCACTCGTTAATTATACTATCTAGCTTTTTCACGCTTACTTCCCTTTAACCTGCTTTTTTCTCTTCTGGCTCGGTTTCTAGAGGCTTTTTCGTACTTAATTTTACCTTCTATGTGACTTGCGTCCATATCATCTCCATTACCGTACTTTCCGTTTTCTCTGTTGAACTTGTTAAGTTCTACCCTCTTTTTAACCTGATCGGGGCGTTTGTTGAACTTCTTCTGATACTCGTTCTTTTTCTCACGGGCATCGTCGTTGTCTTTGTAATACTTAGCTGTCTTTTTCATATTTTTAATTATGATCCCGTCCAATTACAACTTGTACACCAGCAATGTGTCTCTTTGGCTGAGTCATTTTTTATGATGTCTAGTTCTTCATCACACATTGGACAGGTTTGTTTGTTTTCTTGCATTATGCTAGCAATAGTGCCGTTTGATAATTTTATAATAATTCCTTTTTCAGGATTGTTTTCACAGGACGGCTGTTTTTTTGTTGTTTTCATAAATTTAATTAATTTTAACATTAGTTTGATACCATTTTCCGCAAGATTGACATTGCATTTTAGCTTTTATTTGTCCGCTAGCCATTATCCTTGTTCCTTGCTTCCTGACTTTTGAACTATCGCATTCCGGGCAATTGGTCTTATCTGTTGATATTTTAGACTTAGCAGGAATGTAGGGATTCATCTTGTCAAATACGGATTGTAATAAAACTACATCGTTTTTGCAGTATTCTATCATTTCTTTAAGTGCCCTCTTATTATTATAAAGAGTAATCTCTTTCCAAAGATCAAAGCCTCCTGTTTCGCTTTTAGCCCCTACTTTCAAAAACTTACCGATATAATCTAGCCTATTTGAATTAAACCGGAACTTAGACCTAGCTGCCTTCAAAGTGTCAACGCTGAGATAGTTAGGAGGAATTGAGATTCCGTGGTAAATACAACGAGTTCTAATCCACGCTTGGTCAAATTTGTCTCCGTTGTGCGCTACTATTTCATCTGCTTCGTTCATCACCGCCACTAATGTCTCCAGTAATGTTTTATCGTCTTGGTTTTCGTCCCAAGAAATAGCATAAACTTTGTCCTTGTGCTCCCACTTATAACACGCACAGATTACAGCTCGTTCTTTTATTATATTGTTATAATCTACATTTATATTGTAGCCGGGTTGCCAGAAGAATCCAATATTAGGACTAACTTCTATGTCAAAGAACAATCGTTTTCTCATTGTAAAGCTTTTTTGATGATTTTATTCTGCATTTTTAGCAGAAGTTTGTAAGACTCATAATCCATTCCTTCTGGACGGGAAACAAGAATTTCCTTGTCTTTTAGGAGCTCTTGGAGTAAAGTAGGTGAGTTTTTCTTTTTCATTCTTCTGTAAATAGTGGAAATTCGCATTCGCATTCAGGACACATATGACTAGAGATATAATCGTCCCCTTGTTTCTCAATAGCAATTAGATTACTCCATCTGTATGGAGCAGCATAAGAACTATGAACATATCGTTTGATATCATCCTCTGTTTCTTTAGTCCAATGCCCTTTCTTCTTTTGTTCTAGAAAAGTGTCTAGGATGCTACCACCGTCCCAGTTGCAATTGCATACCGGGCATTTCCCATAATGGTCAAGTTTACTTCTAGTTTTGCCTGTCATAAAAATCGTCTCTGTCTACTCTGTTTCGTATAGCCTCGTACATTTCAAATCCTTGTCCTTGTGGGTATATCTCAAGTCCCATGATCGGCTGGTTGTCTTCTGCTACTTTAAGAATTGTCCTTATTTCATTTACATCTTGAGAATAAACCAATCTTTCCATGTAATTATACTTTTTTCTAGGGTCAAGCAATGCTCGTTGAAGTCTAGTCTCTACAAAACTTACAAATGAAATGTCAATTCCTTCTTCCATGTTTAATCATGTATTGATCCACCGTTGATAAATTCTCATTAGATGTCTCATCCTCTTCGTTGTCTATGATAACATCCGAAGATGTAAAAGTTGGAAGTTCCGGAATATTCTCCTTTTCTCCCATTAAATCAATCATTTCTTTCCTTGTCTTATAAAGGTCTGGAAGGTTCTTAGCCATCTTTGTAGCCGCTTCTACAAGCTTGTACCTTAACTCGTGGTCAACGCTCTCAGTCCGATTACCGTCTTTAGATACTGTAACTTTAGTAGCCGCCTGAATTTTGTCTTCTTTGACAATTTCCATAATTTCGTGAATCTGCCTATCAATTCCAGCGAGGGTTTCTCTATCTCGGTCATACTGTATCTCTTTATACTTTTTAATGGCTCTTTCCATTGAGCCTACCTTTCCATCTACAAAATTCCTGCCATTTTTATCAACTCGCTTACCCTCCATCGGATAGCCAGCAATTATCGCTGCTTGCTCTTTCCTTTGAAGATCCGGAAGCTTGCGTATCGGAGAGTCATAATCCGTATGTAAAGCCACAGCTGTAAACTGTCTATCAGTAAGAGCAGCAAACTCCCGTATAGCTTTAAGACCATCGTTAAGTTCAAAAGGCGATTTCTCATAGTGGAGTTTAAATAGCATATTAGTCTCTCATCTGTTCTTTGATAAGAATACCCTCTTTTGGGTTAGTCTTTGAAGTCAACAGCTCATAGTATTCGTTGTGCTCAGCATATTCTCCAAACTCATAGTCTGAATAATCCTGCTTATTAGCTTCGTATGCCTTTCTGCTAAGCTTTTTAACTACCTGTACTCTACTACAATTAAATGGATTCAATAATGTGTCTTTCATTACCTTTTTGATCTTCTTCAGCGACGCTGTAACTTTTACACCATGCGTATTCTCTAACTCCTGTATCTCTTTAGCCTGATACCCGGCTACCTTATAATCAAGCACTTTATTGTCAAAGTCACTGAGTTTAGCTCTCATGTGTGAAATCGTATCTTTTGACTCTACATCTTGCGTTGGAAACTCAAATCCCCAATTGCTCAGTATTTGGTCTTCCGTTCTTTCTGGCGTGACCAGCGAGGCAGAAAACGATTTATTAGTTGTCTTACCTCGCCAGTACCAAGTATACTTCTGAGTACTACTCCTGTGTATATTTTTTAATATCCGGGCTATTTGACCAAATGGCTTAGTAAACAGATCTTCATTCTTTTTCTCAAGCCAGTACAAATACGCATCGTTTACTAAATCATTAGTTGTTATCGTGCTGTCGTGATAATTAGAATTGAACAAATAAACAGTAGCATATCTTTGAGCCTTATGATATGTTTCTGCCCATTTAGAATGGAAGATCGTTCTCATTGTATGATTCCTGTTTAGTAGACTGTGGTTTCTTTCCGGTTGGTTTCCAATCGTTAACCCATACAGAATACTTAGCAGGATCATTCTTTTGAGGAGCCATTGTTAAATTAATGAATCCCTTCTCATCTTCCTTCAAGCTCTCAATCTGAGCCAGAAAGTCTGCCTTCTTGATTGAAAGATTAGTAAACGGTTCTGCTCCCTTTTTAGCGAAGAGGCCCTTGATAAATTCCCTCTGGTTTGTCATTTGTTTCTAAATTTAATATGAATTTGTAAATGTCTTCGTATGTTTTCTGAAAGTGTTTGATGTCGCTTACCTGCTTGTCCTTGAAGAAAGCGATGGCCATGTCCACCGCCTTCATCCGGATCAGACCCTCTTCGTCAAGATTGTTCTTGATAAGACGATCAACTTCTTCATTTGGAAGCGACTCAGACTTAATCTTTGGTTGCCTCAACTTCATTGATGCGAGGAAGCTTTGTAAGCACTTCTACAAACGGCTGTGCTTGATTGTACGGAAGACGCACAATAAAGTCCAGAAGCGATTGAAGCTGTGTCATTGAGATTGCGAATTTTACTTCTTTTTCTTGTTCCATATTTATTTTTGTTTAAAGTTATAACGGTTGTTTCCTTTGTGAGACGCAGCAATAGTCTTGGGGTTTCCTTGAGCATCATACTCAACTTCCCATTTCCAGTCCTGCGGTCTGAGCGATCTAGAAGCAAAAATCTTGCCGTCTTTCTCGTAATACTCTCCCTCAAACAGTTCAACGAAGATGGAAGGAAAGCTGTACAAGTGTCTTCCGATACCCCACATAACCCACGCCCTTTTAAAGGCATCCGAAGCAGTTCCTTTGTCGGATTCAAAGTTAGAGGCTGACCCATTGTATGCTTTCCATACCCATTCTTCGCCTACCTTAACACCAATATTACAAACCATTGAAGTCTGTGAATCTCTTACAAAATTACACTGCCAGTTCTCCGGACCCAGTACTTCGTCTGCAACACGCATATCTGCCCGTGCATCTTTGTAAGCTAGTATTTGAGCGAAGATCTTATTCTCACGCCCTTTGATGATGTTGTCTACCCTGAATTCAATATTCTCTACTGACAGGGGCTTTGCTAAATCTTTAATTTTCATATTTAAATTGGATTATTAAGTAAATATACTACTTTAGTATTGCTAAATATTTAATTTTCATATTTAAATTGGATTAATAAGTCAATGTAATGCTTTGCTTTTAACAAGTCATCTTTGCCTCCTTTTGATTCGTGCCGGAGAAGATACTTGAGCACATTAGCCTCAATGAAAGGAATTCTGTTTCTATATATAAATTCAACAGGTTCAATAGGATAATTCTTGTAGTGACTACCTCCTTCTTGCTTATCTGTAGCTTTCATAAAAACAAAATTAAAACAACTGATCCTATTAAACAAGCAAAAGACTTAGTTTTTTCTGCTTTTAATTTCTTTTTAAGACTCTTAGCCTCTTCGTTTAAAATAAATGTTTCTTTTTTGTATGTGTCTATGATTGACTCGTGAGTCTTGTAATCGTTTGACAATGAAACAATTATCTCATCTTTTACCTTTATTGACTGGTTCTTGTTCTCTACCAGCAGGTTTAACAGATCGTTTGTCTTTTGGAGATTATCTGCTAAAAAATGCCTGTTCAGGTAAAAAGAAGCTACACTGTCCGGGAGAACTACCTGAGCTGGCGCAAAAAATGGTATAACGCCCAGTAAAAGAATTAAAAAATATCTCATTTGCTTTTTGACTTCTTAAACCCAGATTTCATATTGGCATATGCCTTATCTGAAATAGTAGATTTAGACTTTGGTCGTGAGATGCCTAGCTTCTTACGACGGTTCATGTTTTCGTAAAGACCTTTCTTTTCCATATCAGTGAATGGTATCCGCTTGTAAACTATCAGTTACTACAGGGTTGACAAATGTACTGTCAACAGGCTGTTCTTGTTTCTTTGATTCAGAGCAGCTCGCAAGAATAGCAAAAAGAGCTACAATGATTAGTTTAGTTGTTTTCATAGTTGTTTAATTAATTCGCTTATTATTATGATTCCTATTATTGTAAGTAGTCCTATCAGAGTTCTGACTTTTCCGCTTATCTCTTTGTTTTCTCCCATATTTCTGAAAAATAATCACATCTGTTGTTCTTATAAGGAGGCTTTTCAAAATATGATTGCCTGTACTTACTAGGATTAGCTTTAAACCGATAGCACTTTTCTTTTAAAGGACAATCACCACCTTTGCACATTGATATATCTGGCATAGTATTTCAGTCAAGTTATAGTTTTACTATATTTTGGCACTTTTTACAATTTATACCGATGTTTTGAGTCAGGAACTGGATTTGAACCAGCAATCTGCAACCCTTACGGGACTCGGCTAGCCACGCCTCATTACGCTCCCTGACTTCCATTTACCTACACTTTGCGACGACGACCAGCAGCGGCCATCTTTGCCATTTTCTCTTTACCGTACTTCTTAATACCTACGGCTGCTGCTACAGCTGCCGGGTTCTTTGCTCCGCTCTTGCGAGCTGCGGCCTCAACTTCCTTGAATCGGGATCCGCTTCCTAATTTAGCTTTCATAAAATTTCTAGTTTGTTTAATCGTTGTTCGTGGTTGTTTAGTTTTTGTTTTATGATTTTCTCGTCGTGGATAATAATACTGTCCTTTTGCTTTAACTGTTTTTGCTCTTCCAACAACAAGGAATCGTAGTAAATGTTTTTATGTATGAGTTCTATTTCTTCTGCCTTTATAAAGTAATCAACCTGAAAAACAACGAAAACTAAAAGAAGCAATATGCCAACTAGCACAATAGTTATGTCTCTCATTTCTCGTTCAATTTGGACTGTAGCTCTTTTACTTTATTTCTTAATTGGGTTACGGTTTCACTCTCATTTTCGTCACCTGTTATCTTCTTGATTGAACTAGCCATTGCTCCAAACAAAACAGATACAAATGCAATAAGCAATTCTCTGTTTGACGGAGGCATCTCTCTTGTCATCAACATAAAAAAGATAGATATAGCAATAGCTAGCACAAGCAGAGAACCGAAGAAGTTTATTAATTTAGCATTCATACTGCTTGTGGATTAATAGGCTTCAAAAGATCGTAGTATTCTTTAAAGTGCTTAATCCGGTCCTGTAGCCCGATAGTGCCACCGTTTACTCGTTTCGTAATACGGGTTACGATAATGTCGGTTGCGCCTTCATCCGCTATCTTGTGTAAGCCATTCTTATGGAAAAACCAAGCAGCAGACAACAGAGGATATTCAACAGCTACTTTTTCTGGGTTAGCATTGAGATCTTGTCCAATAGCTTGTCCGAACATTGTGTAGTTCTGTTTACCTGTGAGCTGAATGTAGCCTCTTCCACGGAACTTAAATCCTTCTCCGGAAGCCTCATCTCCATTACCCATACGATTAGCATATACTTTGTTAGCAATCTTTTCAGGTTGCTTGGCAAATAGCATAGCTACTTCAATGTTTGGGAAATACTTCGGAAATATCTTAGTAAGACCTTCGGCAGAATAGTTTAGATTCTCACGGGTTACTTTGAAATTACCGGACTCATGGCCGCACTGCGAAAGAAAATGAGCAAGTCTCAACGGATTGTTGATTTCAAACTTAGCCATTACATCCTTCAACAAAGGAATAACAGCATCTGGAATATGTCCTTTTAGTTTTGAAATGTCCATCATACAGCGGCTCCTCCTCCTTTGTTATTGATCCACTTGTCAATAGAGGCAATACCAAGAGCACCTAGACAGGTGATCAGAAATCCGTCAAATACGAATTCGTGAATAGGCATCTCCTTGCTCATAATACCAGTAATGATATCTGCAAGCAGGGTTATTACCATCATAGCAAAAGCTAAAAATCCGGCAACAGACTTTTCATTAATCTTGTTGTCATCACTGAACAGTTGTTTTAAGAAATCCTTCATAGTTTGTTTTGGTTTAGAATAAGTCATCTCCTTTGTAATCCGGGTGGTTATCAATCATATCATCAATACCCTTTACCGTTAATAAAGCGACCGCTAAAACAATACTAAAAAGAATTATATAAACTACCATTTTACTTTATTTGCTATCATTTTACACATAGATATAAAATAATCTTGATCGTACTTTTGCTTCATAAAATTAACATCTTTGTGTACCCATTGGACATTACCATCAATATATCCTTTTTCTGAGTTTATTCTATCTAATGATGCTGTGTTGTTACCTGACCCTTCTGCATGAATATCTAGATCTGATAAAGCACATTTAAAGTTTTGCTGTTTCAATAACTCAGCCAAATACTCGTATTCTAAATTCCATTCTATATTTCTCAGAATAGCCCCTGTTTTTAATTTATTAACAAAAGATTCTCTTAAAATACCAGAAATCCAACCTTTATGTTTATTGTTTTCTGGTTTTCTATTTGAACATTTTTTACATTCTTTCTTCTCTAAAAATGACAAAATAGCATAATTTTTACGAAGATATGTTTGTAACACACCGCAAGAAGGACATAGTTTACACCATCTTTTATTTTCATTTAAATAAACTTCTTTTGGTAGTTCTAAAATCATATCCAAAACAAAGGTAATATCATAATCCATTTGACAGTTGAAGACCACCAAGCAGCTGACATTTTACCTTTTGCGATATTAGATGCGTGACGAGCTTTGAATGATTCTCTTCTGCGACGATAGGCACTGGACTCTCCTGCTTTCTTAGGAGAACCACTTACACCCTGCTGTCCGAAT